TCATATCCGATTCACTTTCTAAGTAAATTATACACTAGGGCATTTGAGAAATCAAGTGCCCCTTTTTAATTATCCTGTGATTCTGCTTGCTTCTTTGCGTTCCTTGCCTTTGTTGCTTCTGACTTCTTCTGTGCAGCCTTTTTCTCTTCTTCTGTCATATTTCGCTTTGATTTTCCTTTTTCATCTTCTGGATAATCAATAATATGTTCCTGTTTTTCTAACAGAAATTGAACAAATGGCTTTACATATGATGTAGTAGTTTCAATATCTTCATCTGATATTTCATTGTCTTTCATATATTCTTTATAGTCATTTATAATAGAATCTATGTCTTTATCTCTCAAAATCAGATTCATTTCCAGAGCATCCGCAATTTCCACTAATTCAAGAGAAGAAAATTTGTCTCTGCTCATTTTATTGCTCAAATTCTGCCTAGTGACATTTATTTCCTCTGCAAGTTCTATCTGCGATTTTCCCTTTGCTTCTAATATATCCTTAATTACTGTCGTTGCTGACATATCAATCAAACCTTTCATTTTATGTTTACTTCCAATTATACTTGATTTCCCCTATTTTTTCAAGGTCAGCAAAATTCACTTGATGCACGATTGCAACAATCTATGTACAATTTTCCATTTTAACGAATGTGTTGTTTTCTTTTCTGTTTGATACATAAAAATTTCTGTTACCTTTTGGAACAAATCTACTGGTAATATTGAGCCTTTCATTTGATTGCACTGATAGCAACAAATCTGTAAATTTTCAACTTCATCCTCTCCATTTTGATTCAGTGGAATTATATGATCCAATGTAATCTCCGAAAAAAGTAGCTGTTTCCCACATATTGCACATTTTCCTTTTACGTTATCATACAAAAGTTTTCGTACATCCTGTGAATAGTGTTTTCTATTGTTTTTCTTTTTAACATATGTATCTTCTGTATCAAATAAATAATACCCCTTGCATTGTGCTGGTTTACCTAATATTTTTCGCATTGCCTTGTTTACGTTATAAAATTGAGTTGCCTCGTTTATATCCTTTGTCTTTTTTACTTTTCCATTCTTTGTATTTTGTATATAATACTCTCCATTTGTGATTACTATAGCCATAATATCAACCTCTTTTCCATTAAGGACAGCCATATTTCAGACTGTCCTTTCATCCTTTACAGTTCACTTTTATCTTTCATCAGGGAAACAAACTGTTGTCGCATTGTCTCCTGGTGTTTCGGAGATTCGATTTGTAATAATCCAAATTCTGCCTTTTGAGGTATTGTAAGCACCCATAAGATACAAATCATCTGGATAATTCAAAGCATCCTCATTTGTCTGTTTATCTTCTGCGTCCATATCTCCCCAGTCTTTAACTGCAAATCTCTGTAATGCAACTGTGACCTCAACCGCAAATTTCTGTTCCGCTGCCATAAGATCATTGATTGATCTTGTAGTTACTACCTGTCCCATATTGAAAAATTTTGATGTAATCATTTTGCTTTCAGTCCTTTCCTTATTCGTTCAATGTCTTTACTGCCTCTATCATTTTCGCATTGTATTCATCATAGATTAAAAAGCTAACAATTCTCTTGCCTATACAAATTAAAGCCTCGTGGTTTTTATATACCTCTTCCTTTTTTCCTTGATTAACTTTTCTCATGTTTGAAAAAATACTATTGTCAAACATTTTCTGCTTATATTTTTCAATGGACTTTTCTTTATTAAAATAGACATAATTTTTATACATTCCTTATCACCCATATCCTTATATCAAACCAACCATACAAGCCATTTTATACAATGGATTCTTTGCAAGTTTCCTCATATGCTCCGCTTTCTGTTTGGCTTTGCGTTCCATCCTGTCCATAAATGCCATCTGATTATCAAGTTCTGTATATTCCAACGTCTGCGTTGGTGTCAGTGCGTTATATGGTGTTTTTAAGTTTCTATCTATGATCTGGTTTCCGTCTGCTGTTGTGATGATTCTAAAATTAAACATATTGTTTTCCGTCCTTTCTATGCTTCCATTACCTCTGTAACAATTCGCTTTACCTTGTCAAACTGTTTATATACTCGTTTCTGTTTGATTCCGTGATTATCCGCTATTTCCTTTAGTGAATAACCTTCCACCTTGTCAGAAAATATTTTCTTTTGTTCTTCTGTCAATCCGTTTTCAATCTGCTTTACCATTGCCCTATATTCCAGATTAGATGCTGTTTCCATTGTAGAATGATTAGAAATATTCATATCCATTGAATCTAAACTAATATCTGATCCGGCTTCTGTACTTCTCTTTTGTGCTTTCTGTTTTCTAAAGTGAACAAATACCGCCTGTTTCATATACATATAGGAAACCGCTTCAAAACTGCATTTCGCTTGTAATTGCGGATCATTCAAATACTTTTCTACTGATAACAGAAAATCAAACACAACAATATCAAAAAATTCTTCTGCATCCAGTTTTGACTTCTTCAAAAAGTCCATGATTAGATGATAATTTTCTTCTGAAAACTTGCGTTCTTCCCTTGTCAATGGTCTTAATTGCTCTTTGTTTTCCATGTGATAACCTTCTTTCTATTGGTGGCAAGTGTGCCATTTCTGACACACCGCCCAACTCCAATTTACATATCAAGTAAATCTCTCCATTTGTGGTATTCATCAATGTTTCCAAAATACTTTGTATCATTGAATAATCTTGCCATAGCACAATTTCCTGTTCTTCTAAGTGTTAAAAGTCTAATAAGCTCTTTTATCTCTGCAAGTGTCCACTCTCTATACTCGTCTAATTCAATCCTAGCCTGTCTTGCAATCTCTGTATCTGTATAACCCTGTATTCTCATAGCAAGAACTATTTCAAGAAGTTCAGGCTCTGCATATCTGCCAACATTTGCAAACAAGTCACGCAAAAACTCTTTTTCAATTACATATGCTTCAACATTTTTTGTTTTATCAATCCAATATGCATCTAACGGATGTCCTGAAAAAGGATTATCGCCCTCTAATTCATAATCAAGACTAACAAAACCGCCCTCTGGCATACGCTTTTGTGTGTGATCTGCTCTATGCTTGCCATAAACCGCACGAGAAAGAACTTTTTCAGCAACCGCATAAAATGGATAGATATGTAACTCTTCTCTACTGCAATACTTCTTTACTGCGTTAAGATAAGGGATGACCAATTCGTCATACCAATCTTCTACTGGTAAATGATTCCATCTCATAAACTGATATAAATAGTCGTGATGTTCTTCTGCAAACACTCTTTCTTCTACTGTCAAAGGTCTGTCGGTGTAATCTGCTTTCTGTCCTCTTCTCCATGTTTTTTCTGTCATAATGCTACCTTGGAAAATATGTATTTTGATTGATTGATTTTGTACGACTACTATTGAGCCGATAGGCAAGCGGAGGACTGAACCTCCCACGGCTGAACTGTCACCGCCTTAATTGATTAGAAATTATATTCCGGGTAAACATCCTCGATATTGAAATCATTTTCAAACCAACAGTGATTAGATACTTCTGGAATATCAATAATAATGTGGTCTGTGTGGGTTTCTGTAACTGTACCCTTGTAAAATGTTCCGTCCATATTGCAACGGACTTTCTGACCGACTGAAAACAAATGTATTAAATTACTCATATATAAATCCCTCCTATTCTTTAGGGTATCGGGTGGATTGCTCCACCCTTTGTCCTGTTGATTGCTAACCGCTTATTACTTGATTCGTAACACACTGTATGTCGTTGTTTTGGTGTACTCTTCCAGACTTCCTAAATCTTCCTCAAGTCTTTTCTTGTCTAAAGTAGAGCGAACCTGCGACTTATAGGTAATTTTTGCCGTGTCTGTAATTTCTTCTGTAAGGTTGTTTTCATTCATATAAGAAATAACCTCAGCTTCCAGAGCATTTTCAATGTTGCTTGCTTCCTCAATCATTGTTTTGTACTTTCTGATTTCTTCAACCTTTGCTTCTAATTCTTTTTTTGTCATAATGACTACCTCCTTAAATATGTTTGATTGATTTTGTGTAGGTCTGTTTTGTTTGACCTTGTAACTGTATTGTACACTCGTTAGTGTGCAATGTCTATTGACGAAATATACAAAATGTACACTAGTTAGTGTCGTTTTATTATACAAGTTCACTACTTAGTGTACATATTACACAAGATCATTGTACACTCTTTAGTGAATTTGTATATTGATATTGTACACTTGTTAGTGTATTATAATGATATCAAATCAATCAACAATATATTTTTAAAGGAGGTTTTTCTATATGAAATATTTTAAGAATGTAGAAACACTGGAAGAATTAAGAAAACAGTACAAAGAGCTATTAAAGAAGTACCATCCCGACAACCCAAACGGATCTACAGAAGCAACGCAAGAAGTCAATGCTGAATATGATACATTATTCAAGACATTAAAAGACAGACACGAACACGGAGCAAGCGACACCAACGACAACAAAACAGATTATAATAATATGAAGTATGATTTTTCAGAAGATGAAAAACTAAGGGAAGTATTACAGCATATTGTTACAATGGAAAATATCAATATTGAAATTGTAGGTTGTTGGATATGGATAGACGGCAACACATACGAACACAAAGACACTTTAAAGGCTTTAGGGTTCAAGTGGGCAAGAGAAAAAAAGAAGTGGTATTTTCATACAGAATCATTCAGAAAAAGAAGCCACAAAAAATTATCTATGGACGATATAAGAAACTACTATGGAAGTACAGAAGTAAAGACAGAGGAAACAAAGAGATTAAAACAAGCGTAAAAAATAAGGGTGTAGACAATAACAAGCCTACACCCTACCATAAGAAAAGGAGATCAAAACCATGAAAAAATCTATTGAAAAAATCGGAACTATTGCAACTATCGTTATTATGTCGGTATGCTCTTACATTGCAGGAACTACACAAGTAAAAACGGAAACAGTCACAAAGACTATTACAAAAGAGGTTGAAGTTATCCCCGATAATTATATATCACTTGATGATGTATGCGGTTGGTACTATGATAAGTACGACTATATTTGTTTTGAACTCGGAGACATTGGGAAACAGTTAGACAATCCAAACGGAAAAAGTTACAATGATATTATTTCAGACTTGCCACACTTGACAGATTTAGAAGAATAAAGCAATAACATAATATAATTATAACACAAGGGTGTAACCGATAAAGTTACACCCTATTTTTGTATGCTCTATTGATATTTTTTAATGTCATTATATCCTACTGGTTTAGTAGGTATTGTGTAGTCCAGGGTAGCAAAAACTAAAAAAGGGAATTGTTTTTCTCTGCCGCCCTGTAGTTGGTTCTTCTCGACACGGACTTGAAAAATTTACCCCTACGATATTTTCAATCCTAAAATCTGTCGCTTTGAAATGAACGGAAGTATTATTTATAAAACCTCTATTACGGAAGTGGGATTTACAACACTTCTATTCCCACCTAAAGGGAAAATTCCCCTAAGTGAAACTGTTCCACTTAGAAGATAAAATTTTTCGCACACTTGTATGCGAAAGATTTTTATTCTTCAAGGTGTGTCCATTTGAACACAAGGCGTTTAAAGTTTTCGCCACTTCTGGCGGTATCTCATGGGGAACGAAATTTAGTTTCCTTCAACTATTGCAAATATGAAACATCTCTAAACCAACACTATCTGTTTCAGATAACAGCGCAAAATTGCGCTGTACCACTGTGGACTAACCGCTTTTTCGGAATCTGAAATTCCGATTCATTCTTCCCCAGTTCCCCACGGAGAACTTACCCCATATCCTTAGAGAAAATCAATAGAAATCGCACCA